AATAGTTAGAAAGTAAGCCGCGCCCGTGGCCGTTCCCGCGTTAGCGCCTGTAATAGACTCTGTTTGGGAGTCTCCGTTTACATCTGTACCTACAACGGTAAAGGATTTAGCCGCATCATTCCCCGCAGAAAGTATGGTAACTACTCGACCATGACTAAGGGTAACTGCACCACCAGAAGCTAACGCACCGCCTATAACAAGCGCAGCGTTGTTTCCGACTGCTGCTGCTACTGATATCCCGTCTGCATCTAAAGCTACCGTATCAGCAGTAATGGTGACTGCGATTACATCGGACATCGCCATATCGAACTCCTTAAAAAGAGAGGGGGGGGATTAAACCCCCACCCAAAACAAATTAACTTATAGTAGCTATAGGAGTGGATAGGGCCGTTGCCATCCAAGTAGAGTTCGTTCCATCATCGACAACGCATGTCATAGAGATACGAGCGTTAGCTACTGTTGAGTTCGGCAAAGCTAATGTATCACCCGCAACATCGCTAACAGCGTTAGCCGCCGTACCAGCCACCAATGACAACATGCCTTGGAAATTAGATACTGCGCTACCAGGAAGTACGAATGTAGTTGTCACGCTTCCGCCGACAGCCACAGTAAGTTGAAAGTCATACGTTACGCCTACGTTGCCTGTAGACAGCGCGGGAAGGTTAACAATATTGGCTGCTGCTCCGTTGATCAAAAACAAAGTTCCTGATTGAGCCGCCGTCAAGGTTTCTGTTGCAGCGCCCGCTGCATTGAAGTCTGTGTTAACAGAGCGCCTAGCAGTAACATAACCGCTAGTGGTTATGTTGCCACTGCTGTCTATGTCAAAATTGGTAGTAACCGCGCCAGTGCCAGAAGCAACAGAAATCTGCTCGAAGCCGTTTTCTGAACGGACGGGACCATTAAAAGTCGTATTAGCCATGATTATCTCCTGTCGTGGCTAGTGTCAGCCACACAATGCGGCTGTCAGGGATAGATTACTGTACGGCAAAAAAAGGGGGGCAACAAGTGCCCCCCTCTAATTATAGCGTTACGCCGCACCAGGCGAACCGTAAATTCCAAGTGGATCAGACCACCCGAAGCTATACCGTTCACGAGCCTTGTAGCGCACATTACCCGTATCAAAATCGCCATCCATTCCGGTGGACATTTTAACACGTATAAAATGCTTAAGGCCATTAGGTACATCTGTCGTAACAAACCACGCATCCGCGTCCGTGAGGAAATGATTAACGGTATAACCCCCCGGAATCGACCCGTTGCTTTTGATTGCATTGAGGTCATTGTCTGCCGTTGAAACACGCCCTTCAGTTTCGAGAAGACGAGTTGCAACAAACATCAATGCAGGTGGAATGACCAACTTCTTAGGCTTTGCCGCAATAAGCAGGCCCCGTTCGTCCGTCCAAGCAGCAATACTAATAATAGCGGCCTCAAGAGAGGTCTCATTAAGGTCTGCAGCTGTAGTAGGTTCATTAGCATTCGTTCCGCCAGACACCAATGGATGGGCTGTGTCCATCAACGGTTGCCCGTCGCCACCCGTAGTAGAGAACCCATTGTTAAGAATGGCAGCTGCCTTAGTCTGCTTCGTGTACGCCATCGCACGAGCAAGAGCCTTCGTGTACCGCGCCGAGAGGGAGTCGTAGAGATTGTCTTCTACAGCCTCTTCTGTCAGCGAGAACCCAAGGGCAATCGTTTCGTGGTTATAACGCGCGGAATAGACTTCCTGAGCGTTATCGTATGAAAGCGCTGCACCTTCGTCTTTGACCGGTGCGGCAGAAAAACCAGACAATTTGGTTTCTTCTTCAAAAGAGCGTTCAGAGGTCTCCGTATCGAAAATCTCTTTATGCTCCTCACCGTACTGCTTATATTCAAGCCCATAAAGCGCGTTAAGCCCTGGAAGCAGCTCTTTTAGCAGTTGTGCTCTTGAAATAGTCATCTAACTACCTCCCTATACGCCAGCTGTTTGATTATAACGATGGTAGCCTTGAGTTAGTTTAACAATAAACTCAATGTACTCATCGTCGCTATTTTTCGTGTCCTCAACAACATCTACCACCGTAATTGGTAGAATAGTCGCTACGTTATTGATGAACACGCCCATACGACTATTACCTGTAGAGGTCAGGCCCGTGTTCAACACGAGTTCTGCATTACAAGAAATTGTAGTCGCCCGAGTCTTTGCCACTGGCAAAAGCCCGGATGCCGCCCCATCAGCAGTTGAACCTGTAACATTCACTGCCTTAAAGAGCGTGCTGGGGTCGTCGCAGATATAGGCCATAATATCAGAGGCCGTAGTGCTTGCAGGGTAGTCCTGCCTAAAAGTCTTCTGTCCTGAGTTAGGGTCAGTAAAAGTACAACCAAGAAAGACCCCAACAACACCAGCAACAACAGAAGTATTATTCTGAAGCGTTGTAATGATTAGAGTACCATCGTTTTTATACTGTACTACGTCACCGTAAAAAATGCCGGTTGCATAGGCAGACGCGATGGGTATTAGACGGGAAGCCCCCGCAAACGACTGACCACCGATAAGATTAACCGGCTTTAGTCCGTAGGGCTTGTCAATAGTAGGATAAGCCATATCTAGCTCCTATAAAAAGTTAATTACCTTTGCCGAACGACGAGGTAGATTTTCTCTCCCTAAAGAGAGGCATCACCGGGTTGTTCTCTCGCATAAAATTATTATCCACAGAATCAAGCTGCTGTTTATTTTTATCGGCGTAATGTTGTTCACGCTGTTTCATAAACTCAGCCGGAATCTTGCATAACAGCAAACCACCAACCTCGATGTTGTCTTTGAACTTACTCTCGGGGTCAGCGAACATACTAAATTTCGGTTGTTCCTCAATCCTAACGGCTTCCCAGCCTTCACGTATTTTTGAGGATATATTTCTTGGGTCTGCCTTACCTAGCGTGGAAGCTCGAATCCACTTGTAAACATACCCAGGTTGTTTGTCTGGCTCAGGCAGTAGTGCCGCCGGATGCCATGATTGGGGGCGCTCAGAAGCGTTGCGTGTAGTAGCTTCTCTTGGCACCTTATTTGCTCCAACATCAGTCTTTGATCCAACATTAGCCATTTGCACTCTCCACTTTAATTAGCTCACGAGCATATTGCTCAGGAGTTACGCCCAGCTTACTAGCGAGGCTAATCTGTGTAGTGGTCAACCGTACCTTCCTAGAAGTAGTGCTTCTCGAGGCAGGGGCAACTACATTAGCCGGTCTAGTACGCGTACGCGATGAGGTAGGTTTTGATTTACCATTCGCGTTGGTGCTTTGAGGTTCTTCTCCCTCAAAATATTCAGGGAAACGACGTTGCATAGTGGTGTCGATAGCCTGCCAATACTCATCAGTACCGACAAATTGTACACCCTTGTCCCGCAATAGCCGTTGGTGAAGGCCAAATGCAGTACCCGTCATTTCCTCGTCTGAACCCCACCACGAATTGTGTTCTTGCCACGCCTTCGTTTTAGCGTCAGTTGTTGGCGGCTGTTGAGTCGCCTGTTGCGGCTGTTGAGCCGCCTGTTGCGGAAAGTCTACGGGAGGCGCTGCTGCTTGTAAAGTGGGTACATATGCCTTGACCTGCTCTAGCCTATAGCTAGCCGATGACATTTTTTCCTGGGCATCAGTAACCTTATCAGAATCCCCGCTTTCGTAAGCCTCTTTATACTGCCTCTTAGCGGCTTCGAGTTCTAACCCCGCCGCTACTTTGTAAGTATCTAAGAGCTGCCTCTCCCCCGAAGAAAGCGTACTTTTCAGCCGCCTATTTTCTTCCATAACACGCTGGGTAACTGAAACAGCTTCCATCTGCTCCCGTACTGCCTGCTCTCTACCACGGCGCTCGTCATTCCAGACCTTCTTCATCTGCTTAAGCTTGGACTTAGCCTTGCCTGTATATTCTTCCAGCTCGTCAGATTCTAATTCCTGAACGATTTCCTTCGGCATAGGCTCGCGCCCCCGGTCCTCTTCGGGCGTATCGTCCTCAACTTCAATCTCTAAACCAGCTTCATTAGTTACTCCCGTGTCGGCTTGCTCTTCTTGCTCTTCTTGCTCTTCAATTAGGTTTTCTTCTTGTTTATCAACCATTTGTGCCTCCTAGGCTCTAGCATATCCGCGAGGGTCCGTGACCACAGCTTCAACGCTGTCGTCATTTATCAAACGCAATTCTCTTCCATGTACTTTAACCCGTGTGCCCGTATGGGGCCTGACCAGGATAAAATCCCCCTCCTTGCACCAAGGGCCGCTGGGGAACCGCGTGTCACTCTGGTAACAATCCGGCCCCATTTTAGCGACGAACAATACTGTGGACAGTATTTCCTCATTTTGACGGGTAATATCCGCCTTAATCAGCCCGCTATCGAACTTATCTTCGATCTCTGGGACAAAACACAGTATCCGATACCCTGAAGGCGTAGGTAATTGCGCCGCTTTTTCCGGTTTTTCCGGCAGCTTCAGTCCCTCTACCGCTTCTTTAATGGCGTCTAAATTAACCGCTATCTCCGCTGCTTCACTCATCTTCCTGCTCCATTCGCTCAGCAGTTTCCTTAACGACAAGATTGGCTATAAACAGCCCCCGAATAATGCCCGCTGCATATTTATAATCCGCAAAATCCGAGGCTTGCCCCATCATTATGGCGTCTTTTTGAGTATCTATCTCATCTCGGAACTTCCCCGATAAGTACTCCAGTACGTCTTCACTCATTGATTATCCCCTTTGGGTTTCACCGGCATAGGCCCGGCATTTTGTGCAGGTTGTTGAGGTTGTTGAGGTTGTTGAGTCTGTTGTGCCTGTTGAGCCTGTTGTCTAGCTGCCTCCTGTGCTCGTTCTCGATCTTGCTCCCGCTCCGCCAGCTGGGCAGTTTCTCGAGCGACTTCTACCCCTATACGAAGCCCTTCGGCTTGTTGCTTGTTGGACTGACCCGTTTTGTCGGTAGCTATTTTGGCCCCGATTTTGAGCCCTTCGATACGTTCTTTGGACCGAAGTTTCTCTTCCTCGATAGCAATCTTGTCTTGCTGGGCAGCTACGTCGGTCAGCATTTTCATCTGCTTCGCTTTGGATTCGGCCTCTTTTATTGCCAATTCCTTCTGCTGCATCTGCACAATGGGGTCTTGCTGCGCCTGCTGCGCTTGCTGCTGAGCCGCTTCCCCCTGATTCTTCTGGAGTAATTGCTGAGCCGCAGCGGCAGCAAGTCTCGAAACCTCAACCTCCGTAGCTTCATCCATTTTCGCATCGGGCGGCGGATATGGCACCCCAGCCTGTTCTTCGATCTGTTTGCGGTACTCAAAGGCAACATGCTCAGCTATATGCGCCTGCATCGCGGCAGCAATAGCCTTTGCCGCCGGATTTTGCCCCACAATCTGTAGAATCTTCGGGTCCTCCATAGCTGCCATATGCACCTGAATATGCGCCTCGTGATCCTGATATATAAAGGCTTTAACCGGCTTTAAGTTAAGGATATTCATATTCTCGGACACCGGGTCCACAGGGGTAATGTCGTCCTCTATGGGTACTAACTTATCAGCATTCTTAATTCCCAGAACATCCAGCATTTGCCGATGCAGTAGAGGGAGATCATAAATGCCTGGAGCTGCCTGCGCCAACTGCATAGCAGCTTGGTATTGCACGACTTTTTGCGCCATTGTAGCCGAATTAGGGTCACTTACCGGGATAACCTCAACAAGGTCATAATCGGACTTTTTGGCCGTTTCATCCCCGTCTTCCGGCTCGTAAGTATAGGTGTCCTCAGTATAGTCGCGGATAATCTCCTTAAGCATCCGGAACTCGCGCCGCATCGCGTAATGAATGCGGGCCTGGACTGCACTCATAACTTTTAAGGTACGCTCTAATATGGCTAAAGTGGTTCCCACCGGAGCTTCGGCGCTCATATCGCTGACTTTCAGGTCAGCTGCACTAGCAAAACGCCTACCCTCGTCAACAATCGTCCCCAAAAGCTGGTACAGAACCTGCGAAGGCTCCTTGTACGGGAGGGTCATAATGTTGTCTTTAATGGCCCCAGAAGTCACATCCACATCACGAAATTCTGCTGGGCCAATGGGGGTATTATCCCCTTTTATGCGTAAACCCTTGGTTTTGAAGCCTCCAGGCAGATTCGATAGCGTCCCAGCGTCCACTAATTGGCGTATTAGGGACGTTCCAGACTTGGCAAAAGCCCCAATCAGATGGATTAGGCCAAAAGCATAGAACCCAAACCCCGGAATGTAGGAATAATGGACAAAATGCTCCCTTTTTTGCTTAGTCTCGTCTTCAGGACGCCAATTCCGCCGAATCGCTAGTACTTTGCCCGTACCTTTTTCAATTGTAACAACATATGGCAGAGCTATCCCTGTTTCCTCGTCACAATCGTCCTTATCTTCGTACCCTGGTAGGTCTAATTCTACATGCATCTCCAAAATTTTGAATCTATCGTCCGTTGAGGCCCGAAAACCCATCTTCTCGGCTATTTTTTTCTCAATTTCATCGAATGACCGCGAGGGGTCCCCTAGATCACAGTCGGCATAAAAGCCCGCTTTCTGTAGCTTCCTCATCTCATTGGGGGTTTTCCGCATGACATGGGTAACGCGCTCAGCCGTGTCGAGGTTACTGGCCCCGTAAGGAACAACCACATCTTCCGCAGGGACAAAAATAGACACCTGCCGCTCAAATGAGGGGTCGTAATAGACTTTCTTAAACGCGTTACCCGCCAGCCCCAGCCCCCAGAGCATTCTCTCGTGCTCAGGCCGATACTCCACCATCGTGTCGGTTAGCTGATGATTCATGTCCATACGCACGCGTTTTGCTGCGTCGGATTTCTCCTGCGTGTCTTTACCCAGCACCTGCGTCTTCACTGGCCCCGCAGCAGGGAAAGTCTCCATCATTGTCTCAGCCTGGAATTTGACGAGCGCTTCAGAAAGGAGGGGGTGGTACACACCGCACGCACCTTCCCAAGGCTCTGTCCGGTCCTCGACTTTCAAGCCCAGCAACTCAAGCCCGTCTACATAAGTCTGTATCCAGTCTGCCCGCGAATTTATATCATCCTCAAAATCTTCGAGCAGCTCCCCAGATAGGCTATCCAGCTCCTCATCACTAAGAACCTCTGCGAGGTTTTCAGTAAAGTCTTCTTCCTCTTCCTCTACCTCCAGCTCAATCGGCTCACCTTCCAGCACGATTTCAATTTCTATTCCCGGCATCCCCGTATCCGGCGTAGGCATGTCGCCTAGATCGAGCACCCCTTGAGGAGCCGGGTTTAATGCTTTTTCTACATCAGCCATTAGATCAATTTCCTACGTTTTGCGGGGTTTCCGTCGTCGGACCCGGCTCCTCTATCTATTCCCGTTCGGCCCTTCTTCTTTTAGCCGCATCCGCGTGTCTACGGCGCTCTGTTGCACGCCGCCGTCTTTCCCTTTTCTCGTCATCGGTCAAAGGTCTAGACGAAAAACCGCTCCCCCTCGGTACTACAACCTTCTCTCGGCTATAGGCGTCACGTTCGACTGCATCCCTCATAGGAGACATTTTAGCTGGCCCCTTAATATGAAAGGCGTTGTCTT